GTTCTATTTATCTATAGTGTCCTGATACTAGATTAGAATGATTCTAAGGTATAGGGTTCGGTAGCCGTGCATCTTGGTAATTGGTAATATTTTGTAGTTGATAGTGACTGGGATAATGGACCACGGATCACGGGCCACGATTCTGCCACTTTCCCAGTTTTCCCTATACCTACTCCTTAGAAACAAAAAAATAAAAAAATGTTTGTAAGGAGCAAATTTCTGGGAAATTGGGAAAAATGGCTTAGAATAAGAATAATAACGTCCCAAAGTGCTTTTTAAGACTGGGAAAATTCCCAAAGTTTTAGGAAAAATTACAGAGGATGTCATTTGTGCAAAAAAAAATTTAAAAAAATGTTTGTAAGGAGGGGGTATGGGAGAGTGGAATATGATATAACTGGTCAAGATGGCAAAAAGAAAAAACACACTAAAAGCTATAAATGAATTGACGCAAAAACAAAAAGCGTTTGTTGATATATATGTTGAGAATTGGGGTGAGCTTTCCAAAGTAGAAGCAGCCAAAAGAGCAGGTTATAAATCAGTAAAGCCTGAAGGACCTACAGAAATCGCAAGTAGACTCACAGATCCAAATAAAAACCCACACGTAGTTAGATATATGGAAATGAGATACAATCAGGAATTAAAAAAATATTCCGGGGATAAACTTAAGAAGTATAAAAATTTTGAGCGACTTAGTAAAGAAGCTGAGAAGAAAAAACAATTTGGGCATGCTATAAATGCAGAGTATAGAAGTGGCCAGATGGCCGGATTTTTTATAGATAAAAAAGAAGTAACCCATGTGGGATTGGAGGGTATGAGTCGTGAGGAACTTGAAAAAAGATTATCTGAACTCGAAGGTAAAATCGGAGAGGCCAAAGATATTATTGACGTCACGCCAGAAAAAACTCTTGAATAGCGGTGGGTTTATGCAAGTATTCAATGAAGTTCATAACCAACATTTGAATACTTCAATTGGTATAGTTAGTGTTTTAACAAAGGATGGAAAGTAAAATGCCAAATCTTGAGAATACATACCGAGATTTTTTTCCAAATCTTGAGAATACATACCGAGATTTTTTTGCAAACCTTGAGAACAAATACCGAGATTTTTATGAAAATTAAAAAACGAAATAATAAAAAAATTACAATTCCTAAAAAAGTAAATAGTGAAATAGAAAAATATCCAATGGTTTCTGTTGAGTGGTATGATATAGTTAGTGATAGCTCATGGACTAGTTTTGAAAATTTAAAAAATAGTGAGCTTGCAACCTGTATTACAAAAGGTCATTTATTCTCTCAATCTAAAGGTATAACCAGAATTTTTGGAGATTATTCTTTTAGTGAAGATAAAAAGAAAATTGAGAATATAGGTAATACAACCATAATTCCTAATTCTGTAATAAAAGAAATTAAAAAAATTTAGTATCTTGTAATATTTTTTTATGGGTTTATTTTAATAATCCATGAACGAATTTATTGCATTTATTTTAAGATTTATAATATTTTTTCCTGCACTATTTCTAATAATATTGATTTTATTGGGTTATTTTACATAAAAATAAAGTTTGACAAATTTTATTTTATATCTTATTCTCATGGGATATTAACAATTTAACAAAAAGAGGTATAAAATGGGTTTTGACTTATATGGATTAAATCCACAAACAACAATTAAAAGACCAGAAAGACCAGATAACTTACATGACGAAAATTTTTCTCAAGAAGAGAGAGAAAAATATTTTGAAGAAATGGACAAATACGAAAGTCAAAGTGGCACTTACTTTAGGAACAATGTTTGGTGGTGGCGACCACTTGCCGATTATGTAATTAGATTTACAAAAGTCGTAAGTGAAAAAGACGCTGAAAGATGGCACTTCAACGATAATCACGAAGTTAATGACCAAGACGCTAAAATGATTGCGCAACAATTAGAGCATTTAATTAGCACTGGTCATACTAAAAAATATGCTAAAGAGTTTGAGCTTTTAAGAAAAAAAGCAGAAAAGAAAAATGAAATTGTTGAAAAAGAGCTACAAGCCTTTAGTGAAAGTGTTAAGAAAAAATACAACCAACCTGGTTGGGCGCCAATAGATTTTCCGAAAAAAGAAAAGCAACAGTGGGATAGAATACTACAAAAAAGAAATAGTATGGGTAATTATCCTTTTAATTTAGAAAATGTGAAAGAGTTTGCAACTTTTTGTAAATTTTCTGGTGGCTTTACTATCGGATAAAAGAATTTTTTAGTTGTTTTTAATTGGTATTACCGAGACAACAAAGCGTATATAGGTGTTATAGAAATATAAACTTTGGGTTTACGCTACCAAAAAATAAAAATAACTTTGTGGTGCGTTCTTGACTAAAAGGTTGAATACAATAATTGCATCAAGTTCAACCCACTACAATTTAAACTAACAAAGAAAAAAATGGAGCAATAAATGAAACCAATAAGAAAAGATGAGTTAGAATTCTGGAATAATTTTACTAATGATGAATTCTACGAAAAACAAAGATCAGTTGATACTGAAATAACACAAGAAGCACAAACTTTGGCAGATAAAAGAAAAGATAATTTTGTTAAAGAGTGTGGCTTACACAAAGAGCTTGAAGCTCTTAAAAAAGAGCATAAGGCTTATGAAGACTTTGTGGATAATAAAGCAGTTATGGAAAATAAATTAAAACATGCTTGGGAAAAGGCAAGTGAGCAGTTTAAATCTAAAGTACAAAGATTAAGTAAAGCTCGTAATTGGGAAGATATGTATATGGGTGATAATGGTACTGTAAATCCTGCTACTGCTGAAAGTAAGTTAAATGACGCTTGCTACCAAGAAGCTAAAAACCATGTTAAGAAAAATCATAAAGTCTATAATTCTTTAGATAAAGTTAGAAAAAGATGTAGAATGATTATACATACTGGCGCACATATAAATAGCGTGGTTAGTTCTTTGAAAAAAGAAATGTCTAAAGCTGAAATAGTTTTGGAAGTTCCACAAACTTTATTGGAGTTGCCGAGCAAATAGAATTGGTACTAGGCCAATAGGTAAGTTAGCAACCTGTATTGAGATAAATACTAGTTATTAATTTGATCTCAAGCTAAAGTCCTACAAAGCCCTTAACAATGCGCGAGAGTGCAGTTGAGGGCTTTTTATTTATATGTTATTGACCTAATAACATTATGAAAAAATCAGAAAGTTTATTGTGGCAACGCATAAAAAATTTAAAGTTAAAAGGTCAAATTTTTCGTATAGAAAGCCCAACAATTAATGGAATACCAGATGTTTATTGGTTGATAAACAACAAAAGTATTTGGATTGAGTTGAAGTCTAATAATGTCAAGAATTTAGGTTTGTCTAAGTACCAAATCAACTGGCATTTGACACATTTTAAAAATGGTGGCGTGTCTTTTATCTTGCGAGAGGCACTCTCGCAGTCAAGCTCTTCAGAATATCAAATTTTCGTGATCCGAGATCCGAGACGCGTGATTCCTGTTGCAAATTTCAAAAATTTAGAAGACGCAATCAAAAAAATCCAAGCGTAAAAAACCAAGTCCCACGCCTCACGAGACTTTGACACGCGCCAAGCATAGCTTGGCGCGTATTTCTTGAGATTGATACCAGAATAATTTTTCTTTTTATTAGTATTAGTATGCGCGTAAATCTTGCGATCAATAACCAAAATTTTTTCATATATGTTAGTATTAGTGCGCAGGTAAATCTTGAGATCAATACCGAGATTTTTCCTAATACTGTTAGTATTAGATTTCATTGGACCGGAATAAATAAAGAATAAAAAAATTTAAAAAAAAATAAAAATAATAGTTGACAGCTGCAGCCATCTTATATAAATGGGATATCAAGGCAGTAGTTTACTATGTCAGGACCGTTAAGGAGTTGTAAACCTAAGCTATAGATCCAGGGCCCTGAATGAGAGTTGAGGCTGCCGCAACTAACAAAGGAGCAAAAAAAAATGATAATGTTTAAAGATCTAAAAAAAGGGCAGGAAATAAAAAGCAGCCAATTGCACCCAGTCATCTTATGCAGTGGAAAGCTTCTCGAGTCACCAAAGCAAGGCAAAGGATTAAAAAAAACTATTTTAATTTTTTCTAAGGGCTCGGAATTTGGGCTAGTTGATGAGGCGGGCAGTGTTTATAGTAATCAAATAAAATTAGCTAAGGTTAACGGTAACTGGGAGGATGTAGCTTATGCCCCTGCTTAATTATTACAGCCAAACCAAAATGGCAAAGGGTGAAGCATTCGGATATAAAACAGCGATCTTGCATCTAGCGCCATATGATCTAAGTGGTAAGAATGTTTGTCCAAAGGCAACCAAAGGGCCAGGAGGATGCATTGCGCCATGTTTGAATACTTCTGGACGGGGCCAGATGGGCTCAGTACAGAGGGCCAGAGTCAATAAAACGAATTACTTCTGGACCAATAAAAACGGTTTTCTTTGGGAGCTATCGAAGGAGATCGAGCAGCTAAAAAAGCGGGCTAGATCTCAGGGCTATAAATTCGCTTGTAGGCTCAATGGGACTTCGGACCTACCCTGGCATCGAATGAAAGTCGATGGAGGCAGCACACTTATGGAGCTGCATCCGGATGTAAAATTCTACGAATACACTAAAGTCTTAAATTATCTTGATCATGATTTTGAGAATTTACATTTTACATTTAGTGATTCAGGACGGAATGAATCGGATCAACTAGCAGCAATGGAGAAGGGCGCAAACGTTGCTGTAGTATTCAAGGATAAGTTACCCAGAACCTGGATGGACAGACGTGTTATAAATGGAGATAAACACGACTTAAGATTTAAAGACCCTTCGGGCGTGGTTGTGGGTTTGGTTGCAAAGGGACTCGGGCGGAAGGTGACAACGAATAGTTTTATCAAGGTTGCTTCATGAGTCGCAAACCAACCAGGACAGAGAAGGCTGCAGCGATGGGGATCCGATTCGCTCTATTCTATCCCTTCACCTTTGTTTTTATATTCTGTCTATTAATGCTAATTTAGAATTGTTCCAAACTAGGCCAGGCGTACAACCTGGCCTAGAAAAAAAATTAATTTTTTATTTGACAACTATTTAAATATCTTATATTGATGGGATGTGTTAAACATAAAACAACAAACTAACAAGGAGGTTAATTTATGACAGCACAACAAAAAACAAAAAACAGCCAGGCGATTTCACCAATTGAAAACAGTAAACTTTTTCAAGCGTGTGAAATTAATGACACACGTAAATCTTATAATAGATTATGGGTTAACGTTAAGGAGGAAGCCCTGGAGATTGTAGACCGAATGGGCGGATCTATAATAAATAAATATAAAAATAAATCTTATTATATTGAAGCGGTTAGGAAAAATACTAAGCGTTTTGATGTGAAAGCTTTCCAGGAGAAGCACCCGCATCTGTATAATAAATTTATAGTAGATGGGGAGGCTGTAGAGTTAAAAACAAAGATAGTTAAATAAACATAAAACAACCCAGGCGTGTACACGCCTGGGTTGAATAAAAATAAAAAAAAATTAATTTATTAGTTGACTATCTTATTTAGATGGGATATAAATAAAACATGTTTAATTTAACAACTAACAAAGGGGAAAACATGAAAACAAAAGAAATAAAAAACTACAAAATGAATGACAGCGTTTATAAGTTAAGACGTAAAGTTATAAACATTTTATATGAAGCGCGTGACAGAGGCATTAACTTACCGCGTGTAAATGTTCGAATCGGTGAATCTGCTCATGAATATAAAAACGTTTTAGGCGTGGGCGGAGGTCATAACATCTGGATCACTGAAAAAGCAATAGACAGAGGTTATCAGTACTTATTACATGTAGTACTACATGAACTAGGTCACTCTGTTTATAACTTACCTCATGATAAAAAATGTAAGTTAATGGCGCCTACATTAAGTAAACCGTGTGAGGTTGAACAAGCGTGGCAAATCTTTAAGCGTTATGATTATAATAACTTTATAATTAACGTTAAGAACTCTATTAAAAGAATAGGCGCGCAATAGTTTCCCCTGCCCAGGCCTAACGGCCTGGGCTACCCGTAGAGGTACCAATCAAAAACCAAAAACGAAAAGTTTTTATTTTTTATTTTTTTAGGATTTTTTTTTAAACATTCTTAATAATTAGCTTTAGGTTTGTAGCATACATAGAAGTAGTACCTGGCTGTAGAATACAGGGGTTTATTTTTAGGGGACCCGGGTGTATATTGAATCTAGATGACTAAAGCAGAATTATTGACCACCGATCAATTACGAGAGAGGCTCGAAAAAGTGTGGCTTCAACATATAAAATTATGTCAGGATAACTTCTTATATTTTGTAAAGAATGTTTGGCCAGACTTCATATGCCGTACTGATAAAGATCCTGATAAGTGGGGCCATCATCAACATATTGCTCATGAGTTTACAAAAATATCTAAAAACAAAAAAGGAAGGCTCATTGTAAATATGCCTCCTAGGCATACTAAATCTGAATTTGCTTCAATCTATTTTCCTGCTTGGATGATAGGGAAGTTTCCTAAGATGAAAATTATGCAGGTGTCACACAACGCAGAACTTTCTGGAAGGTTCGGTGCAAAGGTAAGAAATTTAATTGACAGTGCAGAGTATAAACAAATCTTTGGAGATGTTAGACTACGAGAAGATAGTAAAGCTAAGGGACGTTGGGAGACCAATCAAGGTGGGGAATACTTTGCAGCGGGGGTAGGCGGTTCAATCACTGGACGAGGGGCGGACTTACTTATTATCGATGACCCACATACTGAACAAGACTCAATGTCTGATTCAGCAATGGAGAGAACTTTTGACTGGTACTTGTCTGGACCAAGACAACGTTTACAACCAGGAGGCTCAATTGTTCTTGTAATGACAAGATGGGCTCAAGATGATTTAACAGGTCGATTAATAAAATCACAAAATGAACCTAAGGCAGATAAGTGGGAAACAATTTCTTTCCCAGCCATTTTAGGCGAGGGTGAAGATTCGAGACCCGTTTGGCCTGAGTATTGGTCTCTAGAGGAACTGGAAAAGGTTAAAGCGTCTATATCCATTAGAAACTGGTCTGCGCAGTATATGCAAAATCCAACTTCAGAAGAAGGTGCGATTTTAAAACGAGAATGGTGGCAACCATGGACAGGGGACTTTCCAATTTTAAAACATGTTATTCAAAGTTATGATACAGCGTTCAGTAAAAAAGAAACTGCCGACTATTCAGCTATTACTACGTGGGGAATATTCACGCCTCACGAATCAGGGCCAGATGCAATTATGTTACTCGATGCGATTAAAGGTAAATATGATTTTCCAGAATTAAAAATGGTAGCGCTTGATCAATATAAATACTGGAATCCAGAGACCGTGATCATTGAGGCGAAAGCCAGTGGTCAAAGTTTATTACAAGAATTTAGAAGAATGGGGATACCGGTGATGGATTACACACCAGGACGAGGCCAGGACAAACACTCACGGGTCAACGCCACTGCACCTATTTTCGAAAGTG